CAGTATTACCCGTGACCACTTCTGTTCCATTTTACTTGTGTTCCATTTTCGTAATCGACGTGATTCGTCGTGTTACTGCCTTTGGGTCCCCCCATTTATACCATTCTTCAGGATCAAAATTCGAGGTTATTGCTATACGCCGAGGATTCCAGTTACGTTCTCCGTTCTTCACGTTAACTACGTGTTTATAACGGTCCGTACACTGAAGAAAAACGTCCCGCGGCATCGACTTGAAATCGAAGTCCTCAAGGAGTACACTTTCATGGTTTTTATAGCCAATGAAAAAGCCGCCAGCAGTATAAGTGCAAACGTCATACTCCCCCAACCACTCGCGTGCAGCTCGGGATTTACCTGAGCCGGGTTCACCCCACCAGACCTTGACCTCAGGCACCCAGTCGCGATCGGGCTGAAGTAAAGCGCGATATTCCTCAAAGCGACGACCGTACTGACACCAGAGATGTGGAGAAGTTTCCGCGATCTCGAGTTCAGCTGCGCCCTCTTTTACCATCTTCATGCAACCAATGATATCATTGCGTTTGCCTTGTTCGGGTTCCTTGCCATACTTGTGGTAGGAGCCTTCTTTTTTACAATATTCTTCGTTAGATTTGATCGAGCCGGAGCATGGGAAGACCTTTCCCTGCATTCCCTTGTTAGGCCAGGAGGTGAAAACTTTGCCGACCTGTTTCATCGATCCACGAGGGCTTTTGAACATACACCAGAATTGTTTATGTTTCCTTTCCGTAGTGGGACAAACTTCGTCCCCCCATGCCACATAGGTCAATATTTCGTCATCGACCAACTTTTCAAAATTGAAACCCAGATCATATTGGGTACCACACCACAAGCGAGTCTTCATTCTATAACCATAGGTAGGAAAAAAATTTTCAAAATAAAATAATACACCTGGTTATACCATGCCTCTGGGACGACTTCATCCATACCGCCGCGGTACAGCAGCGAGAAAAATTCAGGCAGCATTTAGGCGCCGTCGTACGAAGAAACGTTTTCAGCGTGATAAAATCAAGACTGCCGGAGATGTCAGACGAGCAGTCCAGCAGACCTCTGTTAGCTCCGTCGTTGTACAAGAGACGCAAGCTCAGGGACTTAGCACCACTCCAACTGTCATCCATAATCTGTCCAAGATTGAGTTCAATAACTCAAATGACACGCTATATGCCAGGAAGTCTAAGCAAATCACCGTGGGCCACTTCAAGTTTAGGGCCAAGGTAAATGTCGCTGATAAGACTAATTTAATCAGGATAATGGTAGTCCGGAATAAGGATCCGGCTACTACTAACGCCTTTGACCCTGCGGATATGTTCGCTATGAACAATAGCCAGGGACTTCCGGCAGACAATATGTTTGCAGAACCGAACCTCAGGAATGTAGAGGTTAAATACGATCGCGTTTTCAACTTACAAGCGACCTCAGAAACGATACCGGCTGTGAACCCTCAGTCGGTGTACTGGACATTCGACGTGCCCGTTAGAGAGACTTTTAAGTATTTCGGGACAACGAATGGTACTTCAGAGCAAACACGCAACATGAAGGATTACTATCTCTTAGGATTTTCCGATAGTAGCCTCATTACGCACCCAACCATACAAGTCGTCTCATACGTGTGGTTTAAGAACGTAGGCAATACTGCCTAATAATACAAAATAATTCTAAATTATATGCCCGTTCGAGCAGGGAGCGCGATGCGGCGCAGCCGCACAGCGACCGACCCCCCCTCGAGACTCAGCTCGCTCAAGGTCACGGAC